GAATGCCAAATTGACGCCTGCTGATATTTCAACTAATTGGCGGTCGAAGAATGAGGCTAAAGATGTGGGTAAATGCCTTGCTTGTAAGGGTGAGGCTATTGCCCCGTACCGGTGGTGTTCTAGTTGCCATTTGAAGTGGGTTGCGGCTCGGAAGATGTTTAGGAAGGAAGATGAAGAACGGTGTGTTGCTGAACAGCTCCGTTCTGGTCATGCTATTTGTAGTGAGACTATATCTTATTCTTGCCGTCGTATTCGTAAAAACGGGGAGCCTAGTTTTGTTAATGCTACTCCGTTTCAAGATCAACTGTTCATACCCCGGCATGGTGCTGTGGGTGCTGTCTCTCTGGAGATTTGTGTGAACGGTAAGTGGGTTCCAGTTGAGCTCACTTCACATCGGTGCACATCTGTTGATGATGCACTATTGATACCTGCACCAAAAGGTGCTGGTATCAAGTTCAACAAGTTTGAGTTTCGGGACCCTGTTAAGGGCGAACTAGTTGTTTTGCGATGGTTTAATGAAAAGGGTGGTCGAATGAATTTTACTGCCGGTGTTGTGGGTGATGAACATTGGATAGGTTCTGATGGCAAACTCCGTGTTTTTGACTATGACTCAAGTAGTCTTGCTGGTGCTTGTGGCGGCTTGTACGTTGCGACATCGGATAACAAGGTTGTTGGTGTTCATGGTATTTCTGGAGCTGGGCAAAAGAAACCTATGTTCTATCCCTTGGGGGCAGGCTTTAAGGCTGAGCTTGAGAAAGCCAGCCATGGCAAAGCTACCTTTAAGTACACCGAGGATGACCATTATCAGCATGATTGGGAGGAGGTTGTGGCCAGTCGTGGTCCTTACTCCCTAATTAATCATTCTTTCTAGAGGTGGCGCAAGATGGTTCTCTACAGGCTATACTTGCGCCTTACCCCAGTGAATTTCAAAGAATAACTAATGGTCCAGGCTTCCCGCTTGGAGAGTACTTGCCCTCGTTGGGGCGAGTGTTTCGGATTTTTAATCCGCGGGAGCCTAATTATTATGACCAGCTAGTTGATGAATTTATTCGTTCCACTGGTGGTGAGCCTTCTACCTTTAATAGATATGAGGTTGTACCAAAAAGGGTTGACCTCTCTGTTAAAGCGTTGATGCGGTATAATCGTATGTCGCATCCATTTTCCGAGAAAGTGTCCCGCTTGTACGAGAATGCGGGCCACTGGCTCGACCTGGAGTTCGGTCCCTATCTTATGGGGAGTTTGCTTTCGAGCTATGATCAAGTGATTGAGTGGCTGCAGCCTAAAAAGAGTCCGGGATACCCGTGGACGCTGCGGTACCCGTTTAAATGTGACTACTATGGTAGTCCAAACGGGGAGTTCTATGCTAAGTACTGGGATGTTTTGTCGACCCCTGATTATATCCGTTCGTTGTGTTCGGTGACAATCAAAGAGGAGGTTCGCCCTAAGGAAAAGATAGACAATGGCGAGGTTAGAACTATAGTCGCCATGGACACCAATCACATCATAGCATCTTGTCAGCTGTGTTTGGATCAAAACAACTCGCTGATCAAGACCGTAGGCAAACACTCTATTTCGCTTGGACTTAATATGATGGGTGGTGGTTTCCATCACCTTAACGAGCGAATGAGTCCGTGGGGCCCCGAGAGGGGTACCATTGAACTCGATGGAAAGAAATTCGATGGTCGTTTTCGTTATCACTGCATGAAGCAGATTCAAGGGTTTCGATACCGAATGCTTCGTCGGGAGTTTCAAACCCCCGAAAACTGGGCAAAGCTAAGCAACTTGTATAGGGAGCTGGCCCACTCTCCGCTTGTTAATGTGGATGGGTGGGTTTATGGACGGGCTTGTGGTAATCCATCAGGCCAGGGTAATACGACACCCGATAATTCGTTCAAAAACTTCATGGACATTGTTGTCTTGTGGCACTTGTGTGTCCCAGTTGAGTACCATACGTATGCAAAATTTCATGAGTTGCTACGTTTGTGTATTTGCGGTGATGACATTAACATCACAGTGCACGAAAGTGTGCGTCAGTGGTTCAACATTGAAGCGATTAAAGCCAAAATGGCTGAGATTGATATGGAGTACCACTTTGCGAGTGATGATTTTCGACCAAATCACGAGTGTTCGTTCTTGGGTCATAGTTATAAGCTGTGCGACATTCCGTCGCTTGGCCATGCTATGTATCTACCGGTGATTGATTGTGAACGTATGCGCTCTAACATGCTTATAGACAATGAGCAGCAGACTGTTGCTAATACCATTGTGCGAGCATGTGGTCTTAGAAATGAGACTTTTGCGTGTGAGAGTTGTCGCGACTGGTTCGCGGCACTCCTTGAGTTCCTTCGTGACCGTTATGGTGCTAGCGTTGACCCTGCCATTGTGCAGGCTTGGACTGGTTTCAAGACGGATCGTGAGTTGTGGCAACTTTTTACTGGGATGGAGGTGGTCGACGTACGTGGTGTTAGCCCTCAGGGCGATGTTTCAGTGACGGCCAATAATTTATTTTCTTCTCCCCCCTGTTGTCCAATTGCTCGTGTTTTCTCTGACTCGCTAATGTGTGAGTGTGGAGGTTGTTTTTCTTGTGTGTCTCGGGTGTCCGAAAATAGTAAGACGTCCGCAAAGATGCCAAAGTCTGCCGCCGCAAAGAAGCGGTACCGTAAGAAGGTTGCCGCACGGAAGGCGGGCAAGCCCGCTAAGAAGTATGTGCCGAAAAAGAGCCCCCATGTGGGACCAAAACGGCGCATGCAAAAGAAGGCGGGTCCGTTGATGAGGTCTGGCGCGTTTACAAAGAGCGGTGCCAAGGCCCAGTCGACCAATATCGCTCGCGCGTTTGCTCTGAGAGGGGCTCGGCGTGTGAGTGATGGGTTGAGTAGTGCCACGGTGGTTCATAATGGGGGCCGGATTGAACATCGGTTCCCGCCACATCGTGAGAAGTTGGTTAATGTCTTTGGGTCATCCCCGTTCGTTGTTGACGGGTATGTGATTAACCCAGGGAATACGACTCTCTTCCCGTGGTTTTCCACTATTGCAGCGAACTATGAAGAGTGGCGTTGTGAGATGTGTGTTTTCTCCTATGAGTCTGAATCGTACACAGCGTCGGGCTCTGCCGTGTCTGCAGGTAAGATGTTGCTGGCGACTAACTACAATGTGTCTCCAGTTTCCTTGAATGCTAATTTGTTTGGCACGGATGTTGAGATGGAGAACTACATCAACTCGGAGCGTGGCGTGCCTTATTCTGAAATTTGGCATGACGCGCTCGGCGGTGATCACCGCCTTAAATCTGATCCTTTGAAGAATTATTTTGTGAACTATGGTGCCAACACTTTGGCGGCCACAGGTGACACCACAAAATTCTATGATTTGGGTGTCTTTCAAATTGCCACACAGGGTAATAATGTGGGGTCAAACCCCGCTCCTGAGCTTGGTGAGCTTTACGTCACCTACCAGTTCACTATGATTCGACCTAGGCAGATCCCATCTTCTGATGCGGTTTTGCTACAGGCTATGCATGCTGCTGAGACACCTGATGCATCGGCCACTCCGGCCCAACTTTTTGGTAGTTCTGCTACTGGGCCAATTATTACGACAAATGCGTACATTCCTAGCCAGCAGCTTAATAGTACGGTTGGGAACAGTACGGGCACATCAAACTCACTTGCTTTTTCTGCTGCAGCTGCAGGTGGGCCAACTAATAACATTGTTTTTCCGGGTATCGGTTACTACTTGGTGACTGGTACCTGGTTTACGGCAAATAACAACATTGCGTCGGTTCCTGGTGTCGCCTATGGAAATAACATTGTGGGTCCCGCCTTCTTAAATGATGGTGGTCAGGCCACTGTGTCATCTTTTCAGGCGAATGTGGCTTCGATTGCGTCTGTTGTTAGTGTTCTGACGGCTGGTCCCATTGGGATTGGTTTGACAGCGGCCAAGGTTGCACTCAATGCTTTATCGTTTAGCATGAGTCCCGGTATGACGGCTGGGGAGTGTGACCTTTTTGTGTGCCAGTTGCCAAATTTTCTTAGCTCGGTTCCCATTCTCATGAATTCCCCGGAAGGGGCGTTTGTGAGGCGGGCGTTTGGGCGTGTGAAGATGCACGGTGACACTGATACGCGCCTTCGATTTCTTGAGGACCGTATCTCTCGTTTGCTTCTGACTGCTGAGGAGTCGGGCGACGAGTGTGACGTGGCGTTGCGCAAGCGGAAGGTGAATCCGCCTGTTTCGAGTTCTTCGTCATGTCTTCAGTCCCCTGTTGTGGGCCTTTCGGTGAGAAGCAAGTTGGCTGCTCTCCGAGAGTGACGGCGGCGTTGCATCAGCCGCGTCTTCACCTTTGATGTATGCTAAACACAAAATTATGAGGCAATGTATCCGCGTGTGGTTGAGTTTTATCTTGTGCCCGTGGTAGATGTTTGTTGTCTCCCATACCTCGGTGTTCCGGCCAAGGTCCGTTTTTACCTTCGGCCCGTTTTGGGGGTGGTATCTTTGTTTTGTGTTGTTGTGCGTGCCACCAGGCATGCGTTGATTCCTTTTGGAAACCGTGGCGAGGAAACCCCTGACTGCAAAGGATCCACTGGGGAGTGGACACCGGCGGAGTGGAAGGATACCATGGTAGCTGGTCTTGGAATGGGCTAGTGCCTGGGGGCTAACCGGCGGAACTCTGGATTTTGACGTGTGTTTTATTTTGTTTTCACATGCATTTTTCCGTAGTTTGTTTGGTGGTTACCACACTGCAAGTTTGCCGATGAGGCTATGACTTTAAGTCTTTC